CTTTCGGGTCTCACTCTGGAGGTCGGCGTTTGCTGTCTCCTCAATTTCATATAGGATATATATGCGTATTGATGAAAACGGCAATTCTGTTCTATCTAGTTCAGATGAACAATTTATAACAGATCTACTGCAAGCTTATCAGGCAGGCAGTTACGCAGGCCTCATAGACCGTGTTAAGACTTTTGAGTTAACAGATCTCCGGCTGGTGGAGCAAGGTGTGTGGAGAGAGCTTTCGGATCGCATCATACTTCATGATGCTTCCGAAGCCGACGACACAAACTTTACTACCGGTCGTTTAGATTTTGCTACTCTTTTTCTTAATTTAGGTCGATGAGTCATCTCTCTTCAACAAGGTCCTACCTCCGTGTCTAACTTCAAAACCAGGACTTCTCCGTACGTAATCGATACTGTGTCAAAGGTTTACGTTGATACTAACTGGGATCACCCACCGTACTTTAGTATAGGTAGCACTGGAGCCATTTCGACAAGAACTGACTCCGTGACTGCCGATTACCCAATACGATGGGATTTCCAGCGTAGAATCAACGAACGACGTTGTGCCACGACCGATATGTCCGGTTTTCAATCTGGATTGATCAGGGTTTCAGATCTGCACACTTACTTAAATCAGAAACGCAAGACAACCAAACTAAAGAGGTCTCAACCTCCGAAGTTGTTTGGCGAGTGTTTCTATAAGGATAAGTGGACAAATCTACCTGCTCAATACCGCGGTTTTGAAGGGCCTTACCCTTGGCCTAGTTCCATTGGTACTGGCTTCACAGACTCGCTGTCTGTAGGCGAACAGCTGGCAAAGAAACGGTTTAATGAGAAGATCCTAAAAGCACAGAGAGACCTTTGTGGTCTCACCGCGTTAGGCGAGCTTCGCGATACCATTTCTTTGATCAGACATCCTGCGAAAGCGTTTCGGAGAGGTCTAGATGAGTACTTACTTGCCCTAAAGAATAGGTTAAGAGGTATCCGCTATGACGCTCGTAAGAAACGAACACAGGTGGTATCTGATACGTGGCTGGAATATGCTTTCGGTTGGAAGCCGTTGTGCTCAGATATAGAAGAGGGTATTCAATCCCTTAACCGTTATCTGTATCAACGTATGCCTTCCGAATTCATAGGAGCAAACGGATCGGATTTCTGTAGAATACGTTCTCCCGCTGGTACATCAAGCTTTAGCAACATGACATCCAAAAATGACGGAGTTATTCAACTCGGTTATTCAGAATGGAAGTTGTATGGCGTAGTATCAGTAGAGAACAATGTCGGCAGAGCCTTTCCGTCCTTCGGTATCTCCTTCTTGGAGGTCGTTCCGACTGTTTGGGAATTGATCCCTTATAGTTTTCTCGTTGATTATTTCACCAATGTTGGTGATATTTTCAGCGCGTTCTCCATAAATCGTAGCAATATTCGGTGGGTTAGCTATGGGACGTGTCAGTTACGTGCTCGACATGGTGTCGGGCAACGAATTGAATTTCCGTCCCCTATGCCTAGCGCACCGGACTATGTTTATGATCATGGAGACCACGAGATTCGTCCAGCCGAAACATATGCTTATATCGAGATTACTAAGAGCCGTGGGACCTATTCAATCTATAATCCTTATGTGGATTTTAGCTTTGAAATCCCTGGCTTGAGTACAAAGTGGATTAATATGTCCGCTTTGTTGTTCTCTCGCGATAAGCTTCTCAGGAGATAGTGATATCTCTTTATACATCTTCTTCTCTTGGAGTTAGCATGCCATGGTCTCCCGATAGTTCCACAACGGGTGGGGCACAGACTGGAGTTACGTCACCAACATTTACGTTGGTTTCGGACACTCCTCCTGCAATTAACGCTTCCAAAAAGGTCGTCACTGCTTATAGCGGTGCCGGCCTCACTGTTAGCGCCAATTCTGCGTCGAAGCCCTTTGATGCGACTTTCAGTAAGCCTACGACCCTTCGGTCGTTGCCTGCTGCAAATCCCGTCACTGGCCTTCGTACTCAGATCCCCAACAACCAATACAAGCTCGTCATCCGCAAGGGTGGCTTAGCTGAAGTTGGCGTACCTGTTCAGATGGTCGTGCGTTTAACGCTCGATGTTCCGGCAGGTATGGAAACGTACAACCCAGACGAGGTCCGGGCGTGTGTCTCATTTCTCGTTGGACTCCTTAATGAGGAGTCTGCCGATATTTCTGACACCTTGCTTACCGGCGTGGTTTGAATCCACGGCGGCGGCGCTCTGACACATACTTTTTTAAGATCTCAAAGTTCCTTCTTTGGGCTCTCTTAGTAAGTATGTACACCTGGCTAGTTGTGAAATAGCCGAGAGGTTATTTTGCAGCCGTACGTTTGGAGGTGCTTTATGGCGATTCAGTCTGAAGCTCTATTCAAGTGCTTAGCAGCTGATCTTGTAGAGTTATTTGGTCCTTCCTTTCCTAAAGATTGTGAAGGTCCCATGTGGCCCGACATGTCCGTGTCTCAGGCGGCCGGTTACTGCATTTACAACTCCTTTCTCAAGAAAATTGAGACTGGGCGTACTGCTTTGACTGATAAGCTTGCTGAAGACAAATTCTTGCATTGTAATGAACTTTGCGAGAAATGGACCTTACCGAATCAATATGATTCGAAACTTGAAGTCTTACTTGGCGAAGTAAAGCGCGCCGTGTATGACTTCTGGAACAAAGATGGCTTCCCTTTAGATGTCCACCCGTATACTCTCCTTAACAAAGGAGGTGTCGGTCCTGGATGCTCTATTGGGTCAAATGGGAATAGCTTCTATGCGAAGTTATTCTCGTCGCCATTAAGTTGTAAGGATCAGCGTGCGTACAGCTGGTACGTTCGTTATATACAAAGATGGCCGAATTGGATTGAGGGCGAATTTCTTCGCACACTCCATTTCGGTACACCCTCTATAACGGAAAGCAATAAGCTTAGCTTCGTCCCTAAGAACGATGAGATTTCGCGTACAATCTGTATCGAACCTACTTTGAATACAATTTTTCAAAGCGGGTTCGGCAGGGTACTTGAGTCAAGGCTAAATGAGAGATTTGGCATCTCCCTATCTAGCCAACAACTTAAGAATCGAAATCTCGCTCGGCTTGGTTCAATCTATGATGATCTAGTCACTATTGACCTTTCATCAGCGAGCGATACCATATCTCTTAAGATGCTAGAGTGGCTACTACCTACTGATTTTTTAGATCAGCTTAAGTTGTACCGCTCTTCGTCTGTTGAGATTAAAGGCCGAGGCACAGTCCCGTTGAACATGGTCTCTACAATGGGTAATGGTTATACATTTCCGTTGCAAACTATGATCTTCGCCTGTGTAGTCACCGCCGCTCTGAACTTTAGAGGAATCAAAAGTTTAGAGGGGTCACATAAATGCTGGGCTGTTAATGGAGATGACATAATTTGTCCCGAGATTGTATCTCGGGATGTCATCGACCTCTTAACAGTTCTAGGATTTAAGTGTAATGGTGATAAGACCTTTGTCAAAGGTCCGTTCCGAGAGTCATGCGGACACGACTACTTTTTAGGTAGAAATGTCCGTGGTGTTTTCATCAAGTCGTTGAAGACACCTGGCTCCCGCTACTCTGCAATGAATCTACTTGTCCAGTTTTCGACAAGAACTGGTCTTCTCTTCCCTAGAACTTTCAAGGCTTTACAGAATACTGTAGAGCCATTGTTAGTTCCACGGTTTGAGAATATGGATGCTGGGTTTCGCGTTCCTAGTTTTCTTGCACCCTCTTCCTGGGACAAGTCACTGCAACGGTTTATTTACCGTTGTTTGGTGCCGGTCCCTAAGAAGATTCGTGTAAGTGATACTAAGATAGTGTGCCCAAAATCCCACAAGCGGCTATTATTTAACCCTCCAGGGTTATATTGTAGCTTCGTGCAGGGTGGTATTACTAACATGTCCATAGGTATCCGCGAGGATGCTATTAGATATGTTAGGAAGCGAAGAACTACTCCCTACTGGGACAATAGTTCTCCGGACCTAACCGGTCCGGAATGGCAATGGTGGAATACCATTGTTCAATTATATCTCGAAAGAGAGTAATTGAATCCCCGGGGTGAGATGCCC